GTGCTCGACACCATCGTAAAGCGCCAGAGAAATGCGGCACAGGCGTTGCAGGCAACGCGGCTGCTCAAGCAGCAGGACCCCAGTACGCAGCTTTATGCGGCGCAGCGCAGCGTGGAGAACTTGACAGAAGATCTCAAAAAGCAGTACGGGGAAAAGGCCCCTGATCTGAAGATTGACCGCGACCTCGCTGAGAAGTTCCTGAACGCGAAGGACGACGATGCGCGCACCGAGGCGATGAAGGAAATCTATCGCGATATCGGCAGACAGATGCCGAGCCGCTTCATTGACAAATGGAACGCTTGGCGCTACTTTTCGATGCTTGGTAATCCACGCACGCATGTGCGCAACATCGTTGGAAACGTAGGATTTGTTCCTGCTGTCACGGTAAAGAACGTCATCGGCGCAGGCATTGAGAGCGCTGCGAACGCGGTGAGCGGCGGCAAAGTCGGACGCACGAAGGCAATCCTGACGACGAAGGACGCAGGGCTTATCAAGGCCGCATGGAGTGACTATGCCAACATTCGCGAGCAGGCTCTCGGCAGCGGCAAGTACAATGATAATGTCAATGTGCGACAGGAAATCGAGGAAGGACGCACGATCTTCAAACCGAAGCTGCTGGAAGCGATGCGCAAATTCAACAGCACGGCGCTGGATGCGGAAGACGCATGGTTCTCCAAGCCGCATTACGCGGCGGCGCTGGCGCAATTCTGCAAAGCAAATGGCATTACCGCGGAGCAGGTATCTGGCGGGAAAGGCATTGAAGCGGCACGCGAATACGCGATCAGAGAGGCGCAGAAAGCGACCTATCGAGACACCAATGCGTTTTCACAGATGATCTCCGATCTCGGCAGATACCGCGGGGATAACAAGATGAAACGCCTCGGAAGCACCCTCACCGAAGGAATCCTGCCGTTCCGCAAGACACCAGCCAACATTCTGGTGCGCGGCGTGGAATACAGCCCTATTGGTTTCCTCAAAAGCATAAGCTATGACCTTGTGCAGGTGCAGAAAGGGAATATGCAGGCGACCGAAATGATCGACCGGGCCGCCGCCGGACTGACCGGCACGGGGCTGATGATGCTCGGTCTTTATATGGCGAAAGAGGGCATTCTTCGCGGCAGCGGCGGTGATGACGAGAAGAAGAAAAAGTTCGACGAGCTGCAAGGGCATCAGGAATACGCACTGGAGCTGCCAAATGGCACGAGTATTACGCTGGATTGGCTTGCGCCGGAAGCGCTTCCGTTTTTCGTCGGGGCAAACCTTTACGAGCAGATGCAGGCGAACAACGGGTATCTCACTATGAGTGATATGCTTCAGGCAGCAAGCAACGTGACGGACCCGCTTCTTTCCATGAGCTGTCTGCAAAGCCTGAACGACGTTTTTGACGCGGTGGGGTATGCGTCCTCCGGGGACACAAACGCACTAACCAGTGCGGTAGCAAGCGCGGCGACGAGTTATTTGACGCAGGGTATCCCGACGGTCTTCGGGCAGGCGGAGCGCACGGGCGAAAGCACGCGCATGACGACCTATACGGATAAGAACAAATTCCTGACGCCGGATATGCAATATGCGCTCGGCAAGGCCAGCGCGCGTATTCCGGGCGTTGACTACGGGCAGATTCCCTTTATCGACGCATGGGGGCGCACGGAAAACTCCGGAGGCGTGGCCGCGCGGGCATTTAACAATTTTGCGAATCCCGCGTATACCTCGAAGGTAAGCGGCAGCAAAATGGAAGATGAATTGAGCCGCCTGTATGAGGCGACCGGTGAGTCCAAAGTCCTGCCGCAGCGCGCGCCAAAATCTTTTACCGTGAATAAGGAAAACAAACAGTTGACCGGCGAGGAATACGTCAAGTACGCCACAAAGCGCGGGCAGACTTCCTATAAGATCGTCAGCGAGCTCACGGGACTTGCGAGCTATAAGTCCATGAGCGACGGCGATAAGGCAGATGCCGTTGCGAAAGCCTACGAATATGCCAACATCGTTGGGAAAATGAGCGTGAGCAATTACCAAACGGACGGGTGGGCGGCAAAGGCCATAGATACCGTCAAAAAAACGGGCGTTTCAGAAGCCCAGTATATTGTGCTCTATCTGGCGAAAGGCGGGATCAAAAGCCTGAAGGACAAAAACGGTGAAACCATCAGCAACAGCGAAGGCTTACAGATCATGGAGCTTGTTTATCAGCAGAAGGGGCTTTCCGATAAACAGCGCGCGGCCCTATTTGAGGACTTCGGCGTAGGGAAGAGCATTCGACACTGGAACCGCGCAAGAGTGGACGAACAGCTCAAGATCGCGCGCAGAAAGGCGACGTAAATGGAAGGGGACTGCTGATAATTTCTTGGCAGTTCCCTTTTCCCGTGGTGAAATTCATACAGGAGACGTGATACGCTCATGGAAGAACATACTAAGGGAAGCGGGGGCGAACCAATGGACGATTCCAAGCACTATGACGATGCGTCGATTGCGCTGATTGACGCGCGGTGCAAGAGCAATACCCACCGAATCAACGAGTTACAGGAACATCAAACGGCGCTTGACAGGCTGGCGACTTCGGTCGAAGTGCTGGCGACCAAGCAGGAGACGGTCGAGGGCGATGTCAAGGAGATCAAAGAGGACGTGAAAGCCATCACGGGCAAGGCGGGGAAGCGGTGGGACAGCATCGTGGACAAGCTGCTCGCCGTGCTCGCGGGGGCGTTCCTCGCGTGGCTGATCTCGGGGGGCATGGCATGAAAAAGCTGAGAAAGCGGGACAAGTACGTCATCTCGGCAGTGCTCAACCTCTGCTGGTACTGCATTGCGGTGCTCGTATTGACCGCGCATGACAAGGTAGTGCCGGACAGCCTGACCGTCGCGTGGTTCGCCGCGTGGACGGCAGAACTGGGGCTGCTGGCGGGAATCAAAATTAAAGGAAAGGACGAATAACATGAACGAAAGAATCATCAAGAGAATCGCAAACCTGATGAGCGTCAAGAGCATTGTGACGCTGGTACTGACCGCTGTATTCGCCTATATGGCAGTGACGGGCAACATCTCGCAGGACTTTATGACCATTTACGCCGTCATCATCGCGTTCTATTTCGGCACGCAGTCGCAGAAGGCGCAGGACGTGATCGACGGCAAGGGTGACGAAAATGTATCACAGTAGGGACATTGCCGACCTGCGGGCGGACGTGCGGCGAAACTGCGTCATCTTCCTCGACCTCTGCAAGGAGGCGGGGCTTCCGGTTCTGGTGACGGAGACGGTACGGGACGACGAGTACCAGCGCTATCTTGCGCGCATGGGCTACGCGGCGAAAAACGCAACGCGCCCGACGTTCCACTCTGTCAAGGCTGGTCTTGCGTTCGACATCTGCAAAAACGTCAAGGGGCATGAGTACGACGATCCGTTGTTCTTCGCCCGCTGCGGGCAGATCGGCAAGCAGGTCGGCTTTTCGTGGGGCGGGGACTGGAAGAAATTCCCGGACAAGCCCCACTTCCAGTGGGACGATCACGGGAGATACGGAGGCAGTTCTATCTTGGTGGGACACTACCCGCCGGAAATGGAGGAGTACATGGATCAGGCAACGTTCAACAAGATGATGGATACCTATTTGGCGCAGCTCGGCACCAAGACCGTTTCTTCGTGGGCGGCGAAGGACTGGGCGGCGGCCAAGGCTGCGGGCATTACGGACGGCAGCGCGCCGCAGAGATTCATCACGCGGCAGGAAGTTATTGCCATGTTGGAGCGGTCGAAAAAATAAAAGGGGGAGCGGACGGCGAAAGCCACGCGCAAGCGCTCTGCAACGTCCCAGAAAGGGGCATGGACAGTCAGCACAAGCAGATCCGCGCGGAACTATCCGCGATGGCTCCACGTCGAGCCGTGGCATACGTTTTATCCTTCGAGCTTCCGCAGGACGAGGCGGCGTGCATCATTGAGTGTGATGTGCGGCAGAAAAGCTGCGTGCAGGTGGCAATGGAACGAAGCCTATCTGTTGATGCAGTGAAGAAATACCGCCGGCGCGCATACCGCAAAATGGCATCAGAAGTATACGAAAAGAGAAACGGCCCCACCGAACGGTGAGGCCATTTCTCTTGTGTAAAAACAGGCCGGGAATGACCTGCAAAATTAAAATATCATGTTTCACGTGAAAAGGCAAGGGGAATCGTTCGACGGGCTTCGACGCACTTTTCATACACTTTATGGACGCTTTCGAGCGCCCGTTTTTTTGTACGATAGACATGACAAAGGAGGTGTGCGCATGGACCAGTTTGCAATCGCCGGATACAGCGGCGGAAACTGCATGATGTGTGTTATCGACAACGGTGATATTTTCCAGACCGACTATTTCGGCAACCGCCAGCAGCTTATCGGGAAGACGGCTGCCGCCTACGCAGAGCTGGAAGGCACAACACAGCAGTATTACGACAAGCTCGTCGAGCTGGGCGTCATCACACCCCCAAAGACGCAGGAAGAGCTAATGGGCGAGATGCAGTCGGCAATGAGCGACATGGCTGCGGTCATCAAGAATCTGACCGATCAGGTAAAGGAGCTGAAAGAGAATGGACCTCAAGCAGATCATAGCGGCAGCGTCGAAAATGTTCCCCTCCGCAGACCTGCAAGGCGCGGCAACGAAAGCGGAGCAGGCGATCAGCGGGACGGCTGACACGCTGGAGGGCGTGCAGAGCACGGCGCGCAGGCTCGGCATTGATCCTGGTATCGCCGACAGCCTATATTCGCGCTACGGGCGCACGATGCAGGCGAAGGCCCTGTGCGGGCTTCTCGGCACGACCCCAGAGGCTTTGCGTTCCGACGCCAACAAGATACTCGGCGGCACACAAAACGTCTCACAGGCCCCGCAAAAGGGCAAAGCGGGGCGCTCAACCAAATTCCCCCGGCTGAAATAGCCGTTGGAATAATTTTTGAGGAAAGGAGAATGCACCATGAACAACGATCAGAGCACCGGCATGAGCTGGCTCGCGGTACTGTTTATCATCATCGTCATCGCGGCGCTGTTTGGCGGTTTCGGCAACGGCTTTGGCTTTGGCCGCGGCAATATGCCGTATCCCGTCAATGACACCGGCTGCAACCGCGTGAGCAACTGCGAGGTCGAAAAGCAGGGGATCATCGACACGTCCCGCACGCAGTATCTCATCGAGCAGCAGAGCAACGACACGCGCATGGCAATCAACGCCAGCACCGAGGCGATCACCAGTCAGGCCAGCCGCATCTACGAGCAGCGCCTGCAGGAAACCATCTTCGACCTCAAGATGGAAAATCAGGGTCTCAAAAACGGCATCTTTACCAAGGAGCAGACGGACGCTTTGGCGGCGAAGATCTCCGACTGCTGCTGCGGCTTTAACCGCCGCCTGGACGCGATCGAAGGCCGCATGCTGACCAAGCCCGCACTGTACGGCGTGGCTTCGACCTGCGCAGGCCAGATCATTCCCGCGTCCTGCGGCTGCACCGGTAATACCAACCTCTGAGACCATGTTCCCCGCACGGGGAATATGGTAGGCCCCTACTGGCCGGGTAACAGGCGGGGCAATAGCCCCGCCAATTTTTTTGAATGGAGGACAAAACAATGTCTTGTAAATCTGCTCTTTATGCTGCCATGCAGACGCCAACCGCGGTCTCGGTCGACGGCGTCATCCCTCTTGGCAGCCTTATCCGCCGCTACGGCTGTGATGTGGCGCTCAACGGCAACGCTGTCAACATCGCCGGCGCCGGTTACTACGATGTCGACGCTTCGGTCACCGTCGCGCCCGCCGCAGTCGGCACCGTCACCGTCACGCTCTTTAAGGACGGCGTGGCCGTCCCCGGCGCGACCGCCTCGGCGACCGCCGCCGCTGCAAACGATGCGCTTGATCTCAACATTACGGCTCTCGTGCGTCAGGTTTGCTGCGCGGCAGGGTCCGCCTTGACGCTGGTGCTCACCGGTGCCGCTGCTACGGTCAATAATGTGGCGCTGCGCGTGCAGCGGATCTGAGAGGTGCGCGATGGTGCAGCTCTTAATTGGTATGCTGCTTGGCGCGATGGTGGCCACACCCACAGGGCGCAGCATCGGCAACCAGATTGGCGACGCGGCAATCGCTGAGATTAAAAAGGTGATGCCGAAGTCGGACGCAGAAAGTGAGGAAGAAAATGAAACTGATTGAAATGCTTTGCGAAATGGTCGATGAAGAGATCGAGGACGCGGAGAAGTACGCCAAATGCGCATTGAAGTACAAGGCGGATAACCCCGCGCTTTCCAAGACGTTCTACGACCTTTCGACTGACGAGCTGCGTCACATGATGCTGCTGCACGGCGAGGTGACCGGCGCGATCCAGAAATACCGGCAGGAGCACGGCGAGCCGCCCGCAGAGATGAAGGCCATCTATGACTATCTGCACGAGAAGCAGATCAAGAAAGCGGCAGAAGTGAAGCGCTTGCAGGAAATGTACCGGGAGTAGACCTGTTAGGGATTTGTTAGCAACCGCGAAGGAATGAAGCAGAATAGCGAGACATTTAACCTCACTTTGTTGCATTTATTCTGCTTAATTCCGTGTTATTGCAACACAATTCCTCAAATCGCGCGTTCATAGCTATTTGACGTGCATGGGGTCACAGGTTCGAGTCCTGTACCGCGCACCAGAAAAAAGCCTTGAAACTCAACGGTTTCAGGGCTTTTTCTTTTTGCTTTTTTCAGACACTGTTTGTAGCGTGTTAGTAACAGCGGCAACAAGTGTATCGGGATCGAGGTGCGTATAAATGTTCGCAGTGGTGGAATAATCCGCGTGACCGATGATTTTTTGAAGAAATTCCGGGGGCAGACCTTCCTTGACCGCGCGCGTGGCGTAAGTGTGGCGCGTGGCATGGGGGGTCTTTCTTTTTATCCCGAGGCGATCCAGCATGGGATAGTAGTCGCGGCGGCGGAAGTTGGCGGGGATCTTCTGCCCCTCGTATCCGGAGAGCAGCAGCTTCCCGGTCGCTTTTGCGGCGAAGTAGGCAAAATACGGTTTCCCCTCCGGGCGGATCGGAATGACGCGATCCCGTCCGGCTTTTGTTTTCTCGCCGCCGACTACATAGGTTTCATGATAATCCGCGAGCGGCAGGGAGAACAACTCACCGATGCGCATGCCGGTGGCAAGGAGCATGAGGACGATCTTCGCGGCGTCGCTTCCGTCTGCCTCGATCTTCTCGATCTCTTCCGCGGTGAATACTTCCTTTTCTTTCTTGACGTTCTCGGGGAGTTTCACAAATTTCGCAAAGTTGGTGGAGCAGATTTCCTCGCGGATCGCCCAATTCGACATTTGCGTGATGAGCTGCTTGTACTTCGACACGGTGGAGTGAGATTTTCCCATGTGGAGATCCACAACGGACTGGAAGTCTGAAGCGCGCAGGTCGCGGAATTTCTTATCGTAGAGGGGCTTGAACACCTTGTAGGCGTTTTCGTAGGATTCTACGCCGGAGGGGCCGATCTCACGGAAATGCTCGGCCTTCCAATCTTCATACACTTCGGAAAAGGTCATATTGTATCGCTCGTCCAGCGGACGGCCCGTAAGCCGTTCTAAGGCATCTGCGGCGTCGGTCTTGCGGGGGTAGTATCCGATGATGACCCGATTCTTTGCGGCGACCCACGGGCGCGACCTGCGCCCTGAGAGCTTATATACCGTGCCGGTTCCGTTGGCACGCTTGAGCGCCTTGCGCTTTTCGGCGACCTGTTTTTTGCCGCAGAAAGGACAAAACAGCGCGCCTTCCGGCAGCGCTGCTTTACATTTGATGCAATTCGCCATGTCAGCCCCTCCAAAATCCGTAATCTATACAATGAAAATCAATGTACACGCACCACACAGTGAGAAAAGCGATGATGAGGAACATGAGGGCAATTACGCTGTTTCGGATACGGACGCCGCGCCGCATGATCTCGATGGTATCGGCCTTCGCGTCCACATGGCGTTCCAGCTCATCATTCCGCGCTTGCAAAGTTTCTTCGGTTGGTGTCAAGTGTTCGGTAATTTCGAACACTTCATCAAGGGATATGCCGAGCTCTTTGCAGATCGGCGCGACGGTGTAAATGGACGGAGCTTTCGACAGTTTGGAAAAGAAGTTCTGGACGGTGGACAGCGGCACACCGGAAGCGTCGGAAATGTCCTGATAGGTCAGTTTCAGTTCTTCTTTACGGATTCTGCACAGCTCTTGAATGTTCATTTACATCACCTTAACTTTTCCGGTTTCCGCCTGTTTGGGGTGTCAAAAGTGGGCCTGTCGAACGCGGTCGAATGCCGTCATGTTGCAAGGTCTTGGTATTGAAGTGGTAAGGTAAAGCGCGATAAGGTCAAAGCAAGCAGCGGCGACCGCTCCCCGCTGCTGCTAAAAAGCCCTCGCCGTTGTTGCAGAGGCGGTGAGGGCTTTTACAAAACTTAATCCCAGCACACCGGGCAAGCACGATATCCGATAGATTGACAGTATTCGATATTGTGAGCCCAATATTCGCTTGCTGCTTGAAACACCGGGCATTCGTAATTGTGATAGTACGATGACCCGTTGACGATAAATCCAATGTTGTTGTACAAGAAAATAGCTGCGTCCAGATGGTCATATAGGCCATCTTTCTGAGTCTTGACGCGGGCAAGCTCGGTATTCAAGTCTCCGACTTTTGTTCTGTATTCTTTAATAGCTTCTTCTTTTTGAGTAAGCTTATTATTGAGCACGCGGATTTCCTCGGCAGATTCCGCCGAATCACTCGCCCAAGAAACACCCTGCCAAACGTTCCCGGCAAGGCTCAAGGCGAGGGCAATGCAAAGAACAATCACCGGAATGTTCGGCTTGCGCTTTGGCTTTTTGACCGCTACGAGATCAGCGGGCGGAGATTCCTGCACGGTGGGCGGCAGCTCTACTGCCGGTTCCGGCGGCGCTTCCTGCAAAACATGGGTAGGCTCTGGCTGCACAGGATCGGCCTTTTCTGGTTCGTTTTGGGTTTCATCGGAAACGCAAGGGGTTTCAAATGCTCCCGGAGAAAATAAAAGACGACGCTTTCCAAAATAGACCATGCAGAAGTACAGCCAAACAGACAAGTATACTATAGAAAATATGCTACGCCCGAAATATTCAAACTCGTATAACCCCAAACCTGCGCTATAAATGGCGAGGAAAGCATTAAAAGCAATCGACCACGAGAAAAGGGACGCGTAGCATTTAACACCATACCACTCCATTTTATTTAGCCCGATGACGGCCCCAAGAACAAGGACAATGCCGACCCACATATATACAGCATCTATGATAAAGTACGGCTTTGCAGCTTCGGTTGCGGTTCCAATCGCAGTCGTTGCCTGCATTGCGCGGAAGAGGTTCAGGATAAAGCCAAGTGGGAGCCCGATTCGAGCAATCAGTTTATAAAACTTCATTGGAGTTTCTGATTCGCGAAGATAGCACGGGCGTATGAAGTGCGCCCGAATTGCAGAAATCACAGCTGAACGCCTCTTTCTCTGATATTTTATTCTCTTTTCAAAATACTGCGGGTCGTTGTATATTCCCATTTCTTTATCGGTGGCCGTGGTGAAATGAACCGCGGCGCGGTATATGATAAGTGAAACTGTTTAAATATGGAGGACGCGAAAATGCATACGAGGGAAGAGTACCTGAAAGAACTTGACGAAGTGCGGGCTCTGCCGGAAGAACAGCAGCGCGACGCCTACGAAAGGTTTCAAGACAAGTGGAACACGATCCTTGACCCAACATGGCCGAGCATCAAGGCTCGTCGTCCGAAGCTCGATGACCTCCCTGTAGAGGGAAGCGATCTGACACTCGGCGAGATATGTCGGAAAGAACATTGGGATTGGCGGCCATTGCCACCCAGCCATCAATAAGGTCGGCGTAGGGAACGCAGAACGTGGCGGCGACGCGGCGCAGCTGCTCGTCGGTCGGATCGGCAAGGCCGAGAATGATGCCATTCGCGGTGTCGAGGTCACAGCCGATGATCTGCTGCATCACGGCAGACGGAACATTATACTTTGCCGCCAGCACAGAAACCGGGTGCGCGGATCGCACACGCATATTTGCCTCGTCGAACGCAAGGCGCTCGTCCTTTTTGGGGGCGGGCGCTTTTTTTGCGCCTTTTTCCGGCAGAGTGGGAAGCTCGTCGCCGTCCAGCTCGGCAAGCGTGATGCCGAAATGGTCGGCGATCTTCTGGCGGGTCTTTGGGTGAGGAACAACACCGTTATCAAGCCAGTTAATAAGAGACGATTGACTGCAACCGAAAAGTTTTGCAAGTCGGTAGTTGGTTAGATTCTCTTTTTCTTTTATATACTTCAAGTTTTGTGCAAAGCTCATAAAAATATCCCTTCAACTTCGTCAAAATAATACTTCAACATATATTGACTTATGCTTCAACTTAAAGTATAATCTTTTTCGTGGATAGGCAATAAGAGACCTGACCACCCCGGCAAATCGGGCTGGTGAGAAACATATAGTTGTCGCAAACTTAGAGTATCACCAACGCTCCAATTTGTCAAGAACTCAATCAAAGTTGGAGGTATAAAAAAGTGAGCTTACCGGAGAATCTTGCTCGACTGCAAGCCGAGCGCGGCGAGACGAATTATCGTCTTGCGAAAGAGATCGATGTCTCGCAGACGTCGATCAAGAGCTGGAAGGAGGGCGCATGCCGCCCGCACCCGCGCCACCAGCAGAGAATTGCCAAGCATTATGGCGTGACGGTGGCAGAGCTGAACCGCTGAACGGAGTAAGGAGGAGAAAAGATGAAGACGATTCAGACAATGGACTTAAACGAGTGCGCGGCGTATCTGAGAGAACACGGACTGAGCATTTCGAACGAATCGCTGGCAGCCGGCCTCGAGCAGCGGGTTTACCCCTTCGGCGTGTGCATCTGCGGCGGCAAGCGCAGAATCTTCCAAATCTACACTCGCCTTGTGAATGAGTGGATCGCGGAACGCGAGGTGGAGGCATGATTGATACGCTGTTTTTCGGCGGCATCGCTGCGGCGGTGATCGCGCTCAACGGCTGCGACTTCACGACGAGCCTTGCCGTCATCGGCGCGTGCGCGGTGTGCAAGGTGCTGTACGATCTGCTGCCCTACATCGACAGGGGGTGCAGACGGTGAAATGCGAGCTGTACCATGACAATTTCCAGAATTTCAAGAAATACGGAATCCCAAAGGCGCAGCTCGTGATCGCGGACATTCCCTACAACATTGGCGCTGACGCTTACGGGAGCAATCCGACGTGGTACATCGGCGGCGACAACAAAAACGGCGAGAGCAAAAAAGCAAAGAGCAGTTTTTTCAACTCCGATGGTTATTTCAAGATCGCTGAATATATGCACTTCTGCAACCGGCTTTTGAAGAAAGAGCCGAAGGAGAAAGGGCAAGCCCCGGCAATGCTTGTTTTCTGCGCGTTTGACCAGATGCAGACCGTCATGGAGTACGGGAAGCAGTACGGATTCAAGAACAGCTACCCGATGTTTTTCTGCAAGAACTATTCCGCGCAGGTACTTAAAGCCAACATGCGAGTGGTAGGCGCGACGGAGTTTGCGGTAGTGCTTTACCGTGACAAGCTTCCGAAATTTAACAACGGGCGTGAGATCGGCGAAGATGGGAAACCGATTCGCGGCACGGGAAAGATGGTTTTCGACTGGCAGAAGTGGGAACGCGACGGCAAGGACATTCCCAAGATTCACCCAACGCAGAAGCCGGTGAACGTGCTGAAGCGTCTGATTGAAGTTTTCACGGATCCCGGCGACGTTGTAATCGACCCATGCGCGGGAAGCGCGGCCACCCTCCGCGCGGCGTATGAACTGGGGCGAAATGCTTACGGGTTTGAAATCGACAGGAATTTTTACAAGGCGGCGCAAGAGGAAATGCTCGCCCCGCTGTTTGAGAAGCCCGCACAAATCACGATGGAAGAGGTGACACGATGAGACGGCACGACAAGCGCACGAGAGAGCAGCGCAAGGCCGATGAATCGGCACTGATTGCGGCGGCGTGCCTGGGCGCGGCGGTCATCTTGATCGCGATCTCAATCCTCGCCACCAGCGCGCAGGCGGTCGAAGCAAGCCCCGAGGAATCCTCGGTAGTCTCGGAGGAGTATGACCCCGCGTGGGATATCCCCGCGACCGAAAGCGCCGTGTGCAATGACGTTTTTCTTGGCGAGTTTACGCTCACGGCCTATTGTCCCGGACGCTGCTGCTGCGGCAAGTGGGCAAGCGGCTACACTGCGACCGGCACGCTGGCGACCGAAGGACGCACGATCGCGGTCGACCCGAAGGTGATCCCTTACGGGACGCGCGTGCTGCTGATCTGGCCGGACGGCACGCAGCACAGCTACATCTCGGAGGACTGCGGCGGCGGCGTGAACGGCAACCACATCGACGTGTTTTTCAACGATCATCAGGCGGCGCGCGTATTTGGCGTGCAGAGCGCGATGGTGTATTTGGAGGCGGAGGAATGATGCACTGCGAATCATGCGGCGCGGATTTTGAGCACCCGGCTATTTACCGCGAACGAGAAAACCTTGACGGAGAACGCGGGTATTCCTGGCACGAAACGCTGGTATGCCCCTTCTGCGGGGAGGAATGGATTGAAGAGGTGAAAGACAATGGCTGATTTTGAAACCGGCGTGAGCGGCTATATCAAAGCAAGCGCGGTTGTGACTAACTATTTCCCTATTGATTTTAAGGGTAATGCGCTTTGCGTCTGCGATGTTTGCAAATTTTACCGCAGGACGGCGAAAGTGTGCGGGCTGAACGGCGAAATCATTCCGTGGGCGGATAAATATGTTGGGCGAAATTGCCCGTTAGAAAAAGATGTTGAGGAGGACTAAACAATGAGCTTAACAGTAACCGAAAACGGCGGCGGTGCCGGCATCCCTATCCTTGCAGAGGGCAGCTATGCGGCAGTCTGCTATATGCTTGTCGACATCGGCTTGCAGAAGAACGAGCGCTACGGCAATAGCTCGAGAAAGGTCATCATCGGATGGGAAATCGCGGACGAGTTTGTCGAGGTTGATGGTGAGAAGAAGCCTCGCGTTTTTTCTGCAAGATACACCGCAAGTTTAAACGAGAAAGCAATTCTCCGTCGGGATCTTGCCGCATGGCGTGGTCGAGATTTTACTGAGGATGAGCTGAAAGCGTTTGATTTGCGCAGTATTGTCGGCGCGCCGTGTTTGATTCAAGTCATTCACAAGGATGGCGGAAACGGTAAGACGTATGCGAATCTCGCAAGCATTATGCGTCTGCCGAAAGGTATGCCTGCGCCGACGCTCACGCTGGACAAGGTTATTTATGACATCGACGAAAGCCCGCTTTCTGACGTGGACAAACTGCCGGAGTGGATCGCAAACGCCATCAAGGGCAGCGAGAGCTATCAGCAGAAGTTAGAAGCGGAGGGTGGCGCGCCGAGCGACCCTGCGCCGGGAGAGTTCACCGAACTGGCTGACGAGGATGTATACGGCGAAGGCCAGCTCCCGTTTTAACGGAGGGACACGATGATTAAGTATGATGTTTTGATTTATGAGGGCGGCAATTTGTCTGCCGCCCTCACGGAACCGGGCGTTTCGCTGATTTCAGTGAAAGGCGCATCAATGCTTTGCAAGTACGGAGTAGACTTATGCATCATTCCTCACAAGGGGGAATAGCCGATGGCAAAAAGCGGGATTGATTACTTTCCGCTTGATGTCACATTGAACGCAAAGTTTGAACTGATAGAAGCAGAATTTGGCTTGACAGGATTTGGTGTAGTCGTTCACTTGCTGCAAGAGATTTACGGCAAGGCGGGTTACTACATTGAATGGACAGAGGAGGTTGCGCTTTTGTTCGCCCGCAAGGTCGGGTTGGGTGGGAGCGTCGTTTCCGAAATAATAGAGGCTTCTATCAGACGAGGGATGTTCGACAAAGAGAAGTATGACAAGTACCACGTATTGACCTCTAAAGGCATACAGGAAAGGTACTTTGAGGCAGTCAGCCGCCGTAAAACTCTCGAAGTCGATTACAACATCCTTCTGGTCGATGTTGCCCGAATTTTGCCTAATGTTGACATTCAAGCAAAAAATGTAAACATTCTTTCGAAAAATGCTGACATCGAGAGACAAAGTAAAGTAGAGGAAAGTAGAGAAGAGGAGAGTAAAGAAGAGTATGGATGCGCGGAGCCGCAAGCGGCTCACACGCCGCCAATCGTCTCTCTCGTGCTTAACGATGGGTCTTTTTTCGATGTCTTATCTCCCGACGTATCGAAATGGGAAGCGCTATACCCCAATGTCGATGTTAAGCAACAACTTAGAAACATGGCAGGGTGGTGCGATGCAAACCCTACCAAGCGAAAGACGCGCGGAGGGGTTAAGCGTTTCATTACTAATTGGCTCGCCGAAGAGCAGAACAAGGGCGGCAAAGCACCGAAAAATAAGCCGTTTGTCTACGACTACGGCAACACGGAGGGAAGCCTATGAACGTTGACGTATTGATCGACAGCATCGCGAAAAAGGCCGAGCCTGTGCGCGATCTGGTCGACTACGAGAAAGACGGGCTGCTGTACTGCGGCCATTGCAACACGCCGAAGCAGTGCCGGATCCCCATCGGCGGGAGCGTCCGCCTTGTCGGGTGTCAGTGTGCTTGCGCGGCGCGAGAATACGAGGCCGAAAAAAAAGCACGCGCTGACCGCGAAAAGCGACTGCGCATCGAAACGCTGCGTGCTGACGGAATCCGCGACAAGAGCCTGACGGCGTGCCGGTTCGACAAGGCAACGATGAGCGAGGAAATCGTCAAATGCAAGCGCTATGCCGATGCGTGGGACGATATGCGGAGAGAGAACAACGGACTCCTGCTGTGGGGCAACACCGGCAACGGGAAGACCTTCGCGGCGGCGTGCATCGCCAACGAGCTGATTGATCGCGGCATTCCAGCGATGATTACGAGCTTCCCGCGCATTCTCAACGCTGGATATGACAAGCAGGAGATCATCGAGCAGGTGCATTACTATCCGCTGCTGGTGATCGACGATCTCGGCGCGGAACGCAGCAGCGAGTACGCGATGGAGACGGTCTACACGGTCATCGATGAGCGATACAAGGCAAAAAAGCCGCTGATCGTCACCACGAACCTGACGCTGGACGAGCTGTGCAGGCCGAAAGACATGACCTATCAGCGCATCTATGACCGCATTCTCGAGATGTGCACGCCACTGGTGTTCAAGAGCGGCAGCCTGAGACGAGACAAGGCGAATCAGCGCATGCGGCACGTCAAATCGGTGCTGGCAGGCGGTGCGCCGTGAGCGGGTATCGCGGGGGCATTTTCAAGTGCCCGTTTTACTCGCGGGACTACCGCGACTATCTCAACTGCGAGGGCGCCCAAGTCAAACTGCCGAAAGAAGAGCTGGACGAATATACGCGGCGCTACTGCGCCAACGAAGAATGGCGGCGCTGCCCGATCGCTCGGGCGCTGCTGCTGCACTACGAAAGGGGAGCAAAACCATGAGTACAAGAAACAGAGACAAGATCAAGCAGCTCGAGCACGAGCTTGGCCGCTACGAAAAGCGCTGCGGCGACCTGATGAAGCTGAACGCGCAGCTTTCCCGGCGAGCCGCCGGCGTTGCCGAGATCAGCATTGCAACCGACGCGCTGCTTGCGCAGGTGGCAATTGCCTACGGCGAGGACGCAGTAGACCCCGATACGGGGGCGGTCATCGGCAAGCGCCTGACGCTGCCGAAGTTCGACGCGCGGGAGACCTACCGCAAGCACGAAGTGCATGCACGCAGCGACGGCGAAAATTACATCATCGGCGTCGGTTTGTGTGACGATCCTGCGGACGGAAAGCGGGAAGCTGCCGGGAATGCCCCTGAGAGCGCGCAGGAACGCTCGGAATACGAAAAACGTGAAATGACACCATCGGAGGATAAAAACGCGCAGAGCGCGTCTCAGGGCGATTTATGGGAGGCGCACGATGGCGCTGACATCAGCTGACCTTGCACGGCTGGGCCCTGCGGCGCAGAAGCAGGTGCTTGACAAACTGGCAGGCACGCAAAAGCCGAAGAAAAGCAAATACGGCAACCGCAAGGTCGTGCGCGACGGCATCAAGTTCGATTCCGAGCGCGAGGCGGCGCGATTCACCGAGCTGAAAGTGCTGCGAGCGATGGGAAAGATTCGTGACCTGCGGCTGCAAGCCAATTTCACGCTCGTTGAGGGCTACAAGACCATCGAGGGCAAACGCATCAAGCCGATGGTCTATCGCGCGGATTTTGTTTACGAGCGGGCGACCGAGCCGGACTGCAACGGAACGGTGTACTGGCTTCGAGAGGTCGAGGACGCGAAGGGTATGAAAACGAAAGACTATATGCTGAAAAAGAAGCTGATGCAGGACAAGTACGGCATCACGATCCGTGAGGTGTGAGATGAGCTTTGAGCACTGCCACAGCTGCAAGCCGCCGACGCGGTATCCCGGCTGTCAGGATCACTGCCCGCACTACGCGGCGGACAAAGAAAAAAGCGACGCAAGCCGCAGGGCGAAAGAGGAAGAATACCACGCCATTGATGATTTTCGTGTGGCGCGCAGATTCAAGCAAAAGCGGCTGCAAAATCTGAAATGACGAAATGAGGGAGCGAAAAGATGAAATACAGACAGCTGTATGTGGCGCTTGACCACAAGCATGCAGGCGTGGTTACCTGCGTGGCAGACTCGCCGACAGAGCTTGCCAAAAAGTGCGGCGTTGACCTCAGCGCGGTATCGCACTCTGTTTCTGCCATGCGGCAGAATCCACAGAAAAAGCGCAGATTCGCGAGTGTCTGGACGGCGTGGAGCGACAGGGAATACGCGAAATACTTCGGGGAGGTGCCGACATGCTGAGAGTGCATCGGGCAAAGACACCGTTCGAGCGCTGCGTCTATCCGGCGCTAAAAGAAGCGCTGGAAAAGACGGACTTGTCGCAGATCCAGTTGGCAAAAGAGTGCGGCGTTGCGCAGTCGACCATCATTCGGTGGACGTTCGGCGACTGCGAATGCACCGTGAAATTTCTGCTCAAGCTGGAAGAGATCACGGGGAAGCCGTTCCGGGAGATGTTCGGGGAATGCGAGGGGAGAAGATGAATGTTTTATTTGCCTGCGAGGAATCCCAGGAATGCTGCAAGGCGTTCCGCGCATTGGGACATGAGGCATATTCCTGTGACCTACAGGAGCCGTCTGGCGGGCATCCGGAGTGGCACATCTTAGGCGATGCGCTCAAGGCCATCGAGGGAGGGCAAGTGACCACTATGGACGGACAGACACATGATGTTGGCAAGTGGGATTTGGTTATTGCTTTCCCTCCCTGCACTAAGACAAGCAACGCAGGAGCGCGGCACTTATACAAAGGCGGCAAACTCAATATTAAGCGGTATTATGAGGGACTATGCGGCAAAGCACTGTTTTTGGCTATTTGGGCAGCAGACTGCGAAAAAGTCGTGATTGAGAATCCAACGCCGAGTAAAGTCTTTGAGTATCCAGAGCCAACCCAAGCCATACACCCCTATTAATATGGGCACCCGTTTAGCAAAAAAACCTTGCTGTGGGAACGTGGTGTCCAACCGTTGGAACCGACCAATATTGTTGAGCCGACAGCAACATGGTGCCCGAGCGGCAGCTACAGCCATAAGCATGGGGAACAGCATAAAGGCATGTTTACCACGGATAGGGCGAAAAACCGCGCAAAGACCTTCCCCGGCATCGCCAAAGCTATGGCGGAGCAATGGGGCGGAGACATTAGGGAGGAATGACCATGGACATCGGCGAACCATTTAGCTGGAAGCCTGCCGCATTTGAGGGCAGCAACGGGATTAAGAGCGTGACCACGAAAGAGACGACTGCGCACGGGCGCGTCGTCTACATCAACGAGGCGCACCGCTACTTTACGGCGGAGGCGGATATCAATGGGAATAAGCTCAGAGAGAGCTTTAAATTTTAGGAGGTAAAAGATGGACGCGTTAGAATTTTTGAGAGAACGGAAAAGGATGTGCAACTTATGCAAGCATTGCGAGGGCTGCCCACTTGAAAGAGCTGGATGTGGCCTTGGCACCAGCGCATCCGATGAAGAGTACGAGAAAATCATTGCTACTGTTGAGAAGTGGTCGAAGGAGCACCCGCGAAAGACGCGGCAGAGCGTGTTTCTGGAGCAGTGGCCGGAGGCGGAAATTGACACATATGGGTACTTGATGGTATGCCCAAAACGCATTTCTGCTGATTGCAGGATCAGATACGGGAATTGTGCAGATCGGTTGTGCTCTGATTGCCGCCGCGAGTTCTGGATGCAGGAGATGGAGTGATGGAAAACATTTTGCAAAACTTCGCCAGCGGGATGTGGATCGTGTTGGGCGTGTACTGTTTCTTCGGACTGAGGAAGTGGAACAAGCGGTTCAGTGAGCTGTATGACGAACTGAAAGGGGATGCGGAATGATGGAACGACTGACATTTGAGGGGAACTTTTGCGACATCGCGCAATGCAAAGAAATTCCGTGCCCGTATAACGGCGAGTGCTCCCAGCGGGAGGTGTGGGAGCGGCTGAAAGACTACGAGGACACGGGGCGTACGCCGGAAGAAGTGTCCACGCTGATTAAAGACTTTAGCGACCTTTGCACTATCGTCGGAGAGTGCGGTGGCATTAGCCGTGTAAGGGCCCTGGCCGAGGCCGACAAGGACGGGCGGGTGGTGGTGCTGCCGTGCAAGGTGGGCGAAAAACTATGGGTAATCGGACGAGACAATGTGCCACGAGAAATGGCGCTTGAAGCGCCGGACATCAGAACGGTATGCACGGATGAGGATAATCTGTGTATGTCAACGTGCAATCGCAAGCCGGACGGGTTCTGCGCGTATCGCCTGCGTAATGATGGCGCAGATGTCGGCAAGACCGTATTCCTCACCCGCGAGGAGGCGGAGAAAGCCTTAAAAACAAAGGAGGGGTAATATGCCGCATGGTAGCGCAAGTCAGGCTGGCGAGCATAATGGCAACTATAAGCATGGTGGAAAAGGAACAAAACTATACAACGTCTGGTGTTCTATGCGTAAGAGATGCTCCCTTAAGACTGATACGCATTATAAGCGATACGGGGGCCGAGGTATCTCGGTATGCGAAGATTGGCAAAGTTTTTTAGCGTTTAAAAAGTGGGCGAATGAGAACGGGTATAAAGAAGGTCTTACCATTGACAGGATAGATAATAATGGGGGTTATTGCCCAGAAAATTGCCGTTGGGTTGGCAGGAAAACTCAGGCGAACAATTTGGAAGTGACTGTGAAAATTAAAGTAATAGATACCGAAAAAACATTGCATGAATGGGCTGACTTTTTAGGTATAAACCCGTATACGTTATATGATAGACTGAGAGCCGGATGGCCGCCAGAACGCGCTCTTTTTGAACGTGTAAGTCTCAATAAATATGAGCACCAAAAGAAAGCATTGGAAGCGATGAAGAAATGACTGACGTGGAACGCAAAACATTCTGTGCAGCGCTCAGCCGCTACGGCGCACAGGCGCAAATCATGATGGTTTTTGAGGAAATGGCCGAGTTGCAGGACGTGCTGTGCAAATTCCTGCGCGGGCGCGTGGACGGAAACACGCTCGCCAACATCGCCGAAGAGATCGCCGACGTCGGGATCATGCTCGACCAGATGGCGATCGAGTTTGAGGTCGAGGACGCGGTGGAGGAGCAGAGGGCATACAAGGTCCGGCGGCTGCGGAGCCGGCTTGAATACGTGGAACAGGAGGGCTGACAATGGGTGAATACATTGAGCGGGAGACGTTTATCAAGGCGGTGAAAGATATTCCAATGTGGGGCAGCGTGGCGGCTATGATTGCGGATAGTATTCCCGCAGCTGACGTTGCCCCGGTGGTGCATGGGCGGTGGATACATTTTGGCGGGGACGAGTGGGGCTGCTCTGCGTGCGGCTTTGTCATCACCACTGAGGGTAGTTGGGATAAGCCTACTAAAAAATACTGCGAGGATTGCGGCGCGAAGATGGACGGTGCGGAATGAAGATATACAAAAACCCGTGGGTAACGCGAGAAAGCTATTTTGTGAAAACTGGTGCTGCAAAGTCAGCAAAGATGGAGGCGGCAAAAAGTAGCGGTTATTCTATCGACTTTTGGGAAGGCGAATGGATAGTCAGAAAATCAACCATTTACGACAAATCGCTCATAGAAATGCCGGTTGTTTTTGAGAATCGTGTTGCGCTGCAATCTTACATTGACAAGGCGATTTTAGATACGGTTCTTGGCTTTGCGAAGGGGCAGAAGATGGACGGAGGTGACAGCAATGCGCTTAATCGACGCTGATACGGCCGCCGCCTTCGCGGAGAATTGCGGGGCAACCTTCGTGGCGAAAAGACTGAGAGACAGCAATGCCTTTCCGGAGGTCGTGACGCGGTGCAAGGACTGTAAATATTGTGGTTTCTGCGGTGAAGCTACTAACCTTGAGGTGATGGGATTTTACGGCTTTTGCAGCAGGGGTAAACGAAAGGACGGCAACAATGCTGACGATCACGATTAAAGCCAACGTCCCAGCCGCTGACGCGCAGGGCATCAAGGAGCGCATCGCCATGGACATCGAGCGCTACGGCGACGTGAAGGTCGTGAGCATCGTGAGCGACCGGGGACGGGAAGAACAGCTACGAATGAAAGGAGCCAAATTATGAGCATCAATGTGAAGAAGTACACCAAAGACCAGATGGCGAAGATGGTGGAGGACGCGCAGGAAAAGACTGCTGAGGACACGATCCTTGATTTGGTTGATGCATGTGCTGAAAACTGTAAAGTGTATGGCAGTTACGTCTCTTCCGTTGAGGACGTGGAGGAGGCCAAGCGGGCGCTGGCGAAGCAGGCAGCGCGATGCGTAGAACGCGCGATGCTCGACAACGATATGTTTCTGGTAGATGGAGGCACGGTGAGTTGGAAGCTACTGCTATACGGAGGTGACAGCAAGGTCGTGAAGGTCGAGAGCGAATGGGCAAAGAAGTACGAGCAACAGCATCTATAAGAGAAAGAGGCAGGGCGAAAGCCCTGCTTCTCTTTTTACAGTGAGGGAGAACCTCTTTCTTTTCTTTTATATTTCTTTTCTTTCGGGAGAGGGTGCTATACGTAGCATGTATCTATGTTGTGTGTATGTAACTATACAAAGCAGAGGCAGAGAAAAGCAGAAAATTCATGCGCCCGTGGTGAGAAGTGGGAAAGCGCGTGATACCGTCGATGGTAGGACGACCTGCTTCCTCCCGGGCCGGGGCAAAAATGCTGCGTCAGACATAGGCTGAGGGTGGGCGGGCCTGCAGCAAAAAAATAGATAGGGAAAGGGCGTGACGGTCATGGCAAAAAATGGGCACCCTCCCAAATATGCGACGGTCGAAGAAATGCAAGCCGTCATTGACCAATATTTTGAGGATTGCAAGGGCGAGCCGATTATCGGCGATGACGGCATGCCGATCCTCGACAAATACGGGCAGCCGTTTATCATTCACCAGCGACCGCCGACGGTGACGGGGCTGGCGCTTGCACTGGGATTTACGAGCAGACAGGCGCTGCTGAACTATCAGGCGAAGAAAGGGTTTGTTGACACGGTTACGCGCGCGAAGGCCCGCATCGAGGCTTACGCAGAGGAACGGCTCTTCGACCGAGACGGGCAGCGAGGCGCGGAATTCAGCCTGAAATACAATTTCCGGTGGACGGCGGAAGAGAAAAAACCGGAAGAGGCGGCAGAAAATGTGTGCGGCGTCGCGGAACTTCCTGCGGTGCTGCCGCAGCCTGTGGACGCGGGAGGTGATGACAGTGGCACGTAGCGTCGTATGGACGCCACAGCCGAAACAGGCGTTGTTTATGTCCCGTTGGGAGGACGAAGCTCTGTACGGCGGTGCTGCAGGTTAGGCGGGGGAAAATCTGATGCCCTGGTCATCGAGGCGCTGCGGCAGGTGGACGTGCGCTATTATAAGGCGCTGATCCTACGAAAGACCTTCCCGCAGCTTGCCGAGCTGATCGACAAGACACTCAACTATTATCCGCGCATCTATCCGGGCGCACGATACAACGGCAGCAACCACACATGGACATTTCCGAGCGGGGCAAAGATCATTTTCGGCTCGATGCAGTACGCAAAGGACAAGATCAAGTATCAGGGTCAGGCGTATGACTTCATCGCATTCGACGAGCTGACGCACTTTACATGGGAAGAGTACAGCTATCTTTTCTCCCGCAACCGACCGAACGGGCCGGGGACGCGGGTGTATATCCGCAGCACGGCAAACCCCGGCGGCATCGGGCATGGCTGGGTCAAGGAGCGCTTTATCACGGCGGCGCGACCGATGCAGACGGTGCGGGAAGAGGCGACCGTGCGCTTTCCAGACGGGCACGAAGAAATCCGCATGAAGAGCAGGATCTTCGTTCCGAGCACGGTTTTTGACAACAAAATCCTGCTGCAGAACGATGAAAACTATCTGACACGCCTTGCCGCCATGCCGGAAGCAGAAAAAAACGCGCTGCTATACGGCGATTGGGATACTTTCTCGGGGCAGGTGTTTACCGAGTGGCGCAACGACAGCGATCACTACCGCGACCGCATCAACACGCACGTCATCGCGCCGTTCCAGATCCCGCGCGAGTGGCCGATCTGGTGTGCGATGGACTGGGGATATTCGCGGCCTTTTGCCATCGGCTGGTTTGCGGTTGACGGGGACAGGCGGCTCTATCACATCGGGGAGTACTACGGCTGCACGGGCACGCCGAACGAGGGCGTGAAAATGGAGCCGACGGCGGTAGCGCGGGAGATCAAGCGCATCGAGGCAGAGGATCCGAATCTCAAGGGGAGACACATCTACCGCGTGGGCGACCCCGCCATCTGGGGGACGCAGGGAACGGAAAGCATCGGCTCACTCTTTGAGCGGGAGCGCGTTTATTTCGAGCGCGGAGACAATGCGCGAATCGACGGAAAGATGCAGCTGCACCACCGGCTTGCATTTGACGAGAACGGGATCCCGATGCTGTATGTGTTTGACACCTGCAAAAATTTTATCCGCACGGTGCCGAACCTCGTTTACGACGAAAAGCACGTTGAGGACGTGGACACCGAGCAGGAGGATCACATCTACGACATGACGCGCTATGTGTGCATGGAGAATCCCATCGCGGCGCGGAAGAACACGCCGCCGAAGCCGGTCGTATACGACCCACTCGACATCAACAAGCAGAGCTACGACAGATATGCGTGGTTCCAACACACCTAAAGGGGGAAGGATATGGCAAACATGAGAAGATACCCGCAGACGCAGCAGCAGGCGGATGCGGCGGGCACGGCGGCAATGCTCGGGGCAAAGGGCGGCGCGCCGCTTGTCGGCGCATTCCGGGACAGCGACGTTACGCTTACCAGCGGCCCGGCCATCGGCAGCAAGGAGGTCGGCGAGGCGGTAGAGACGCTGCAGAAGTATCGGCGAGGCAAGAGCAACTTCGAAAACCGCATCATCAGCGAAGAGCAATGGTGGAAGCTGCGGCACTGGGAGGACATTCGGCGCGGCACGCAGGACGCAGGAGAAGCGCCCGAGCCTGTGAGCGCATGGCTTTTCAATTCCATCACCAACAAGCACGCGGACGCAATGGACAACTACCCCGAGCCGGTGTGCCTGCCGCGCGAGCCGAGCGACGAGGAAAGCGCAAAGACGCTCTCGGCGGTGCTGCCGGTCATCATGGAATACAATGAATTTGACAACACCTACAGCGTCGAATGGTGGGAAAAGCTCAAGCACGGCGTCGCGATCTACGGCATTTTCTGGGACAAGGAAAAGGAAAACGGCCTTGGCGACATTGCCATTGAGCGTATCGACCCGCTGAATATCTTCTGGGAACCGGGCGTTGAGGATATTCAGAAGAGCCGGAACGTGTTTACCGTGTCGCTTGTCGATGAGGATATCCTCGAGGAGGAATACCCGCAGTTCGCGGGCAAGATCGGCGGCAGCAGCGTGTCGCTTGCAAAGTATGAGTATGACGATTCCATCGACACGAGCGGCAAGGTTGCCGTGGTGGACTGGTACTACCGCAAAAAGGACGTAAACGGGCGCATGGTGCTGCATTACGTCAAGTTTATCGATGAGGAGCACATCATCTACGCGAGCGAAAATGACCCGGAATGCGCCGAGGACGGCTTTTACGCGGACGGGGAATATCCGGTTGTGTTCGACACGCTCTTTCCGGAGAGGGGCTCGCCCGCAGGCTTCGGCTATACGGCCATCGCCAAGGATCCGCAGCTATACATCGACAAGCTGTGGGGGAATATCCTCGAAACGTCGATGATGGGCAGCAAGCGCCGGTATTTCGCAAGCGAGAGCCTGAACATCAACGAGCAGGAGTTCCTTGACTGGCGCAAACCCATTATCCATGTGTCGGGCGAGATCAACGACAACCGCCTGCGCGAGGTGGTGACGCGCCCGCTGGACGGCATCTATGCCAACATCGTGCAGATGAAGATCGATGAGATGAAGGAAACGAGCGCAAACCGCGACGTTTCCAACGGTGGAACGTCCTCCGGCGCGACAGCCGCAGCGGCGATCAGCGCATTGCAGGAAGCGGGCAACAAGGCGAGCCGTGACATGATTGCTGGCGGCTACCGCGCGCAGACAAAGATCGTGCGCATGTGTATTGAGCGCATGCGGCAGTTCTACGACGCGACGAGATCTTTCCGCATTACGAACGAGATGCCCTACGAGTACGCGCAAATCGGCATGAACGAGCTGGGCGATCAGGTGACGGGCGTGGACAGCCTCGGCAATGAGCTGTTCCGCAGGCCGGTCTTTGACATCAAGATCAAGGCGCAGAAAAAGAATCCGTTCTCCCGCGCAGAGCAGAACGAGCGAGCAAAGGAGTTGTATTCGCTCGGGTTCTTCTCCCCCGACAGGGCGCAGGAGAGCATGATCGCACTCGACATGATGGATTTTGAGGGCATCGACAAGATCAAGAGCCAGGTCAACGAGGGCGCGACGCTGTACAACGTGGTGCAGCAGCAGAGCGAGCAGCTGCAAAAGGCGCTTGCGGTCATCGGTCAGCTCACGGGGCAGGATATGGGCCTTGGCGCTGCCGCTCCCGGCGCGGCGCCGGGCGGCGGCACATCGCAGCCGACGGGCAGCAGCGGCGGCATCGAGAGCAGGAACGCGGACGCGCAAGGGGCAAAGACCCCCTACATGCAGAAGCTCGCTGAGCGCAGCAAGCCAAACATGGAAACCGGCAGCAGCGCTGCCATGCCCGGTATGTAAGGCATGACGCGGGCAAAAATCCAGTGCGGGGCGGGGCACTACTGCATCATCTGCGAGGGGCATTCCGCCGACACGGCCTGCTGCAACTACATCACGGGCGTGCTGTACGCTTTCGGCGGCTATGTCAAAAGCCGGGAGGCGGCAGGAAAGTGCAAGGTCGAGCGCTTCGAGATCGACGAGAAATTGCCTCAATTTGCCGTCTGCTGCTGGGGAGATGACCGCATCGAGGCGGCGTTCCTCGCGGCCTGCATCGGGCTCAAACAGCTGGAAAACACGAGGCCGGACGCGATTTCGGTGCAGGTGGAAGAAAAATAAAAAATATTTTTTCAATCCGTGGTGAGAAGGGGAGAGTGCTTGTGCTACGCTGAGAGCGAGCGGGGGCATTCTCTCCTTTCACTCGCAGCGGGGGCTGCGGCGGTTCTCTTCATCTTTCCGCCGCACTCGCGCGCTGCGGGGACGCATTGGAGAGCCCCTACTCGGCTTACACGGGGAGCCAAACGCCCGCGATTTGATCATGCAGGAGGGAATGAGATGAACCTCAACACCATGCTTTCTGTTATCCTGAGCCTCTTTGACGGCGGCGCTGCCGCTGCGGGAGCCGCTGCCGGTGCATCGGGCGGCGCAGAGGGAACGGCAGGCGCACAGGGCGATACCACAAATGCAAGCTCTTCTCCCACCCGGAAGGGCAAATCGGGCGAATACGCCAACGTCGTTTTTGGCAAGCAGGAGACACCTGACGATACGGGGCTCTCTTCTGGTGAGCCGAAGGGCGAGGGCGCGAAGATGCAGCAGCACGACGCCGGGGCTGCGAAAGACGGCGAGGGAGACCTCAAAAAGGAGTTCCTCGATCTCGTAAACGGCAAGTACAAGGACGTCTATACCGCAGAGACGCAGCGCATCATCAACCGCAGATTCGGCGAGGAAAAGGCCAAGGACCAGAAGATCGCGGACGCACAGCCGATCATCGACGCGCTGATGCGCCACTACGGCGTGACGGACGGCGACATGAGCAAACTGCGCGCCGCATTTGAGGGCGATGCGGCGATCAACAGCGTGCTTTACAGCGCGGAAGCTGAGAGCATGGGCATGAGCGTGGAGCAGTACCGCGAGTATGCGCGCATGAAGCAGGAAACCGAAGTGCTCAGAAAGCGTGAAGAAAGCCGACGGGCAAAAGAAGCCAGCGAATTTAGGGTCAATGATTGGATAAGGCAGGCCGCAGAGTTAGTCGGTACGCCGGATAATCCAGGAGAATACCCAAATTTCAGTTTTAAGGACGCAATGGAGCATAGCCCAAGATTTGAGGAACTGCTTCGGAATCATTTTTCCGTCAAAGACGCTTATGAATCCACATATCTCGCTGATATTAAAGCGGAGGTCGCAGCGAAAGCTGCGGCTGAGATGGAAAAGCGCGTGATGGACAATATTCGTGCAAAAGGCATGCGCCCGAACGAGAACGGAACAGCCTCCCAGCCGGGGGTCATCGTCAAGAATGACCCAAGCAAATTCACGAAAGCCGACCGCGCAGAGATTGCAAGGCGCGTGCGGCGCGGCGAGCGCATCGTGCTTTGATGCCCGCCGAAGAATACCGACTGAACGAAGGGAGAACAACAAGCTATGAAGCTGAACGACATTTACATTCTGCCGGTCGTGCTGAACCTTTTTGAGGGTCAGCCGAACGTGACCACCGATGCCGGTCTTTCCGGCGAGATGAAAACCTACTACTGCGACACCCTGATCGACAACGCAGAGCCCGAGCTGGTGCATGACCGCTTCGCGCAGAAGCGCAACATTCCCAAGGGCAAGGGCAAGGAGATCGAGTTCCGCAAGTATGACCCGCTGCCCAAGGCGCTCACGCCCATCACCGAAGGCGTGACCCCCAAGGGCCGCAAGCTGTCCATGACCACGCTGACCGCGCAGGTCGACCAGTACGGCGATTTCGTGGAGATCTCTGATATCCTTGAACTCACCGCCATCGACAACAACCTGCAGGAGGCCACCGTGCTGCTCGGCTCTCAGGCCGGCCGCACGCTTGACACCATCACCCGCGAGGTCATCAACGGCGGCTCGAACGTCCAGTACGGCGAGGGTCAGGTGACGGGCCGTCATCTGCTCGTCGGCGGCGAGGCCACGGGCAACCACTATTTCACGGTGCGTGCCGTCCGCAAGGCGGTTCGTTTCCTGAAAACCATGAACACGCCGCGCTATGAGGGCTCCTACTGGGCGATCATTCACCCGGACTGCTCTTACGACATTCAGGACGACCCCGACTGGAAGCGCCCCCACGAGTACAAGGACACCGCCAACATCTATGACGATGAGATCGGCAAGATCGCGGGCGTCCGCTTTGTGGAGACCACTGAGGCGAAGGTGTTCCATGCCGAAAACCTCACCGAGGGCGCACGCGAGCTCAAGGTCAAGAGCGCAAGCGGCAAGACCATCACCGTCAATGAGACCATCACGGCGGACGACGCCGCGAAGCTCGCGGGCCGCATGGTTATCATCGGCAGCGAGATCCTTGAGATCGAGAGCGCCGCGGCTGCGGCTGCGGGCAGCGCGACGATCACACTGAAAGACGCTCCTGCCACTTCCCCGGCGGCATCGACCGTCGTTTATCCCGGCGAAGCTGGCGCGAAGGGCCGCAACGTCTACTCCACGCTCATCATGGGCGCGGAGGCTTACGGCACGACCGAGCTGACCGACGGCGGCCTTGAGCATATCGTCAAGCCGCTCGGCTCTGCCGGCACTGCTGACCCGCTGAACCAGCGCGCAACCGTCGGCTGGAAGGCCACCAAGGTTGCCGAGCGTCTGGTTGAGGCGTATATGATCCGCGTGGAATCCACCTCCACGTTTGGCGAGACCCCGCTGACCTAACCACCAAGGGGGCGGCTGCTGATGCCGCCCCCACCAATGAAACGGAGGGAAAACCGATGAGCGAAGCAAAGATCAATCCGGCTGCTGATGCCGCCCGCGCAGGCGAGGAATACGTCAGCGTCCGCCTGTTCAAGGACAACGGCAAGTACAAAGACGACTTGCTGGTGTGTGTGAACGGTGAATCGTGCCTGATCCGACGCGGTGTGACCGTGCAGATCAAGAGAAAGTTCCTGTGGGCGATCCAGAACCAGATGAAACAGGACGCCTCGACCGCAAACCTCATTCAGTCGATGAGCAGCGACTACGAGGACAGCGCGAAAGCGCACAACGTATAAGTAAATACTCCGCGAAACACAAAAATGAGTTGCGACACGGCGCAGCAAGGGACGAAAAAAGTCGCTCTTGCTGCGCCGTTTCTCATAAGAGAGGTGACGAGATGATTGAAGAAAAGGCATACGTAATGCAGGAAATCAACCTCGGGCGTCAGGGAGAAAACAAGGCGCGCAGGGTGAGCTTCGACATTGCAGACAAATGGCGAGAGACCTACGGCGCGGGCGGCGCATTCGGCCTGATCGTGCAGCGAGAGGGCGACGCGGCGCCGTATCCCGTAACGCTCAGCGAAGAGGGCGGCGTGCTCTTCTGGACGGTAAGCAATACGGACACTTACGCGCCCGGAGAAGGACGCGCAGAGCTGCGCTATACGATGGGTGACGTAATCGCCAAAAGCCAGATCTACAAGACGCGCGTGCGCGCGGCGATGGGCGAAAGCTCGGAGACTCCGCCGCCGGCATATCAGAGCTGGGTGGACGAGGTGCTCAAGGCCGGGGCGAGCGCGGAGACGGCGGTCTCCAAGATGCCCTACGTGGACAGCACCACCGGACACTGGTTCAAGTGGGACGCGGCGCAGAACGCCTTTACCGACACGGGCGTTGCCGCGACCGGTCCGAAGGGCGACACCGGCCCCAAGGGAGACAAGGGCGAGCAGGGCGAGCGCGGCATGCAGGGTGAGCGCGGCCCCGTCGGCGCAACCGGCGCGACTGGTGCGCGCGGCGAGGTTGGCCCCAAGGGCGATACCGGCGCAGCTGGCCCCCGAGGGGAGAAGGGAGAAAAAGGCGAGAAGGGAGATCCTTTCACCTATTCGGACTTCACGCCTGCGCAGCTTGAAGGATTGCGCGGCGAACAAGGCCCCGTCGGCCCCAAGGGAGAGACCGGCGCAACGGGTGCAACCGGCGCACGCGGCGAGAAGGGAGACACCGGCGAGACCGGCCCCATCGGCCCGCAAGGCCCGCGCGGCGAGCAGGGCGTTCAAGGCGAGCAGGGCCCGCGCGGTGAGACCGGCAAGGGCCTCACGGTGCTGAGCTACTACGAGAGCAAGGCCGAGCTGGACGCGGAGCAGAAGGCGACGGCAAAGGCGGGCGATGCTTACGGTGTGGGCACGGCGGAGCCCTACGACATTTATATTTTCGACGGCATTACCGGCGAGTTCATCAACAACGGCCCCTTGCAGGGCGCGAAGGGCGATCCAGGCGCGAAGGGAGACCCCGGCCCGCGCGGCGAGCAGGGCATTCAGGGCCCGAAGGGAGACCCCGGCGAGAAGGGCGCGCCCGGCAAAGATGGAGCCAAGGGCGCAGACGGTGCGCCGGGTAAGGACGGGACAAACGGACGCGACGGCGTGACGTTTACGCCGAGTATGAGCGCGGCGGGCGATCTCTCGTGGTCGAACGACGGCGGCAAGGCGAATCCTGAGACCGTGAATCTCAAAGGCCCGAAGGGCGACACTGGCGCGAAAGGCGACCCCGGGGAGAAGGGCGATCCCGGTGAGAGGGGTGCGGACGGCGCTCCCGGCAAAGACGGAGCCAAGGGCGCGGACGGCCTGCCTGGGAAAGACGGCGCAGACGGAAAGACGCCCGTCAAAGGCGTGGACTACTTCACGGCGGCGGACGTCAACGAGATCGCGCAGGAAGCGGCGGGGAAGGTCGACAGCAGCGATGCCAAGGTGACGTTCACGGTTGCTTCCACGCGCACGGCGCTGGAATCCGGCACGAAACTTGCGATCCTTATGGGAAAGATCGCCAAGTGGTTCAACGACCTCGGCTGGCTTGCCTTTAAAGATACCGTGACGACCAACGACGTCTCTGCGGGCATCAAGGCAAGTCTCAGCAAGGCGGACAGCGCGCTGCAAAGCGTGAGCAAGAGCGACGTCGGCCTTTCCTACGTCGCAAACGAGAGGCAGTACTCTTCCGCGAATCCGCCACCGTACCCTGTCACAAGCGTCAACGGCAAGACGGGCGCGGTGCAGATCGACGTGCCGACCGTCCCCATCACCACCTCGCTCATCAAGGGCGACGGCTCGGGCGGGCTGGCAGCGGCGACGGCGGGCACGGACTACGCGCTGCGGCCGACCACGCGCAAGGTGACGCTCTCCGCATCGGGCTGGAACAGCAGCACCAAGCAGCAGACGGTGACATGCAGCGGCGTGCTCTCGGACGCGACAAAGCAGCTGCTGATTCCGACGCCCGTGAACACGGCGGCGGGCAATCCCTACGACGAGGCGAGCATACAGATGGTCGCGCAGGGCGCGAACAGCGTAACATTTTACGCCGACACCGTGCCGACGGAAAGCATCGACGTCTATGTGACGATCTACCCCATCAACTATCTTGAATAAGGAGGAAAGGAGTATGATCTTCAACCCCAGACGCGGCGGAAGCGAAAAGGAGTATACGATCACGGCGAATAACCGCGTCACCACGAGCGCAACAAAATTAAAGCCGGGGTATGTCTTTGAAGCGACTTCGCCCCCGACCTCTGTCTCACCTAAAATGACATTCGTCGATCCGGCTACCGGGAATACGGTCACCATAAAAGGGACAAACAGGACCTCTAATTTCGTGATGCCATGTGCCGATGTGACACTTTCTTAACAAAAGGAGAAGAGTATGAGCACTATTTTGAAAGCAAACAACACCGAAACGCCGTGCGAGGCGGCGGAACACTACCGCGACAGCGCGTGGGGACGCCCCACCTGCACGGTGACGATCAAGGGCAGCGCGGCGGAGATCGCCGCTCTGCTGCCGAACAATGCGCCGTGGTCGCTCATCGAGCGCGAGGACGTGCTTGACGAAAGCGGCATGCCCACAGGGCAGACCGTCGACCACGAGCGCGACATGAGCGAGTACAGTCTCAGCGGCGACATCACCGACCACCGCAACGGCACAGTATCTATCAAGATGGGCAAGCCCACGGAGGCGGAGAGCGCCGTCGGCGCGGTGGTCGCCCTCACGGGCGAGGTCGTGACCGTGGCGCGTGCCGCAGAGCTGCGACCGATGATCGAGATGGCAGCAATGAGTTTGTCGGACGGCGAAGCGGCAAAGGCCGTTGAGCTGTTCCCTGCGTGGGCATATCCCGTCAGCTACATTGCGGGCAACCGCGTAAGCGACAGCGGCAAGCTCTACAAGTGCCGAAAGGCTCACACCTCGCAGGAGAGATGGAATCCTGCCGCAACGCCCGATCTGTGGGTCGTGATCGACGTTACTCACGCGGGCACTCAAGATGACCCAATCCCCGCAAGCCGCGGCATGGAGTACGAATACGGCAAGTACTACCTCGACAGCGAGGACGGCAAGACGTACCTCTGCGAGCGCACCGGCGAGGCCGCGGGTGGGAAGATCGTCTTGCAGTATTTGCCGCATGAGCTGGCTGGCAGCTATTTCAAGGTGGTGAGCGCATGAGACTGCTGAAAGCGATCCGCGACGCAGACGCGCTGCGCCCGAACAAGATGAGCACACCGCGCAAGGCAGAGGTGCTCATGGAGCTGGAAACCCGCTTTGCCGAGATGATGGGGGTAGATGCCCACACCCTCTCGGTGAACACCGAGGACGACACGGCGAGTGTGGAGGACTTCGAGCTGCTGATGCCGGACGGGCACTGCGAATGCTATGCCCTGTATCTGGCGGCAGCGCTTGACGCTTACAATCAAGACAGTACCCTCTACGCCAACGACTACGCGCTTGCGAACCGGGCAGTTGAGAACGCCATGGCATGGTGGAGAAGAAACAATCGGAAAGCGAGCCTCGGCAACTGGAAGGTGTGATGACGAGTGCCGACGACATTTCAGCTGGTGGAGACCACCTTCCCAAATGGGGAAGGGAAGAACACACAGGAGCAGATCGAGGGGATCTATGACTACCTCTTCGTGCTGCTGGAACAACTGCGCTACACGCTTTTCAATCTGGACGACAGCAACGTCAATCCCAATGCGATGAGCGACTTTATCAAAAATATCCGCGAACCGATCTACGCCAAGATCGAGGACACGAACAAAAACGTGAACGAGCTGAGCATCACGGCAAAGGGACTGGCAGCGCGCATCGGCGACGCAGAGGGCGACATCACACAGCTCAGCGCGCGGGCAGACGGGCTCGCGGCCGAGATCAAAAACGCCAAGGGCGACATTACCCAGCTCGGCGCGAGAGCAGACGGCCTTGCCGCGCGGATCAGCAGCGCCGAGGGGAACATCACGCAGCTGGGCGCGACGGCGGACGGCCTGAGCGCGCGCATCAGCAGCAACGAGGGCAGCATCACGAACCTGACGGCGGACGTAAACGGCATTCGCACGCAGGTAAGCGGGAAAATCAACAGCTCGGAGGCGCAGACGCTCATCGACCAGAGCCTTAACGGGATCACGCTGGCGGCAACGAGCGGAGAGAGCGGGACGATCTTCAAGCTCATGTACGACGGCGCTGTGCTGGCAAGCACGGGCTCAGTCGACCTCTACGTAGATGCCGTCAATGTGTACGGTACGCTGACGGCGGAACGCCTGCAAGGCGGTTCGATCCGCATTCTGGACGACGACGGGAACAGATGCGGAACCATCTATTCAACCTACGCAAGCTCGGCAGACACGAAGATCGAGATCGACTCGGACGCGATCGAGCTCGGCGGCGACGACGGCAGTGTGTTCATTGGCTCTCGATGGGATCGGAGCACAAGGGGGTACTATGCCTCTATCGAGGTGGACGGATACTCGCAGGAGGTGCAGATCAAGGGCGACGTCATTCCGAACGCAAACGCGCTCTATAACCTCGGCAGCCGGAATTTCGTGTGGGACGCGATCTATTGCAGCACGGACACGCTCAACGGCTCGGACAGGAACATCAAGAACAGCATCGAGGCGCTGCCGGAGAAGTACGTGAGCATGTTTGAGCGCATCGAACCGAAACGCTACAAGCTCAACAGCGGCACGAGCGGGCGCTTCCACACCGGATTCATCGCGCAGGAGGTGGAAGCGGCGATGCAGGAATGCGGCATTGACTCGCAGGAATTTGCGGGCTGGGCCGCTGCCAAACGCGAGGACGGCAGCGAAACGTATTTCCTGCGGTACAGCGAATTCATTCCGATCCTGTGGGCGAAGGTACGCGAGCAGGAGAAGAGGCTAAAACGATTGGAGGGGACAGCATGAACGAAAAGATCAAGCAGGAAGCGGCGCAGGCGATGCGGCTCATCAGCATGCTGAACGTGAGCGGCGACGGCGTGGACGTGGTGGCGGCGGCGCGGCAGGCGCTGCGCAACATCATGGCCATCTGCGACGCGACGGAGCCGACGGAAAGCGAGGCCAAAAATGAGACTGCCTGAGATCGCAGCCTACGCCAACCGGCGCATGCAGCAGGAGAAATTCGGCGGCATCAACCACACGTTCGGCGCGTCGGGCGGCGAGCTGTACGACATGAGCAACCTGTCGGCACGGTTTTTCCCGCTGCTCGCGCCTCGCGCGAGACGCTACACCATACGCTCCGGCATGGGCAAGGCAAACGGCATTTTCAGCGCAGGCAAGCTCTATGAGGTATACGGGACAAAGCTCTACATCGGCGGCGTGCAGAAGGGCAGCATCCAAGACAGCGAAAAAACCTTCTGCGCACTCGGGGAGCGCGTGCTCATCTTCCCGGACAAGATCGTATGTGAAAAGGACGGGACGATCAAGCCGATGGAGGCAAGCTACAGCGCGGCTGGGCTTACCTTTGGAGACGGGACGTATGCCGACGAAAAGGCGGCGGCGAACAGCATTACGACGACCGGCGCGGCGTTCCCGTTCAACGTGGGCGACGCGGTGACGATCTCCGGCTGCACGAAGATGCCGTACAACAACCGCACACCCGTTATTCGGGAGATCAGCGCGAACAAAAAGACGCTGCGCTTTTATGAGAACACATTCCGCCTGCCGGACGGGCAGACGAGCATCACGGAAACGGGCACGGTGACGATCAAGCGGACGGTTCCCGACATGGACTTTGTCTGCACGAACGAAAACCGCGTATGGGGCTGCAAGGGTGACAGCATCTATGCAAGCAAGCTCGGCGACCCCTACAACTGGAACGTTTTTGAGAATCTGGCCACAAGCTCGTTCAACGTGGAAAGCGGCACGGCGGGGGCATTCACGGCCTGCGTCAGCTATCTCGGCTACCCGTGCTTTTTCAAAGAGGACAAAATCTTCAAGATGTATGGCACGATTCCGACCAACTTCCAACTCATGTCAAGCGCGGTGCTCGGCGTGCAGAAGGGCAGCGCAAAGAGCCTTGCCATCGCAGGAGAAACGCTCTACTACCTCTCCAAAGTGGGCGTGATGGCGTACGGCGGCGGCATGCCGCGGTGCATTTCGCGCGTGCTGGGGGACGAGGTGCGATTCACACAGGGTGTGGGCGGCAGCGACGGGCTCAACTACTACGCAAGCCTCAAGACCGGCACAGGGGCGGCGCTCTACTGCTACAGCACGGAAAACGGGACATGGCACAAGGAAGATGCGCTTCCCGTGGTGCAAATGGCCTACCACGGCGGTATCATGGCCTTAGTAGACGGCGGGTGCGTGCTGCTTGGAAGCCCCGCAGACATTCCCACAGGGGCGACGCGCGAGGGCGCGGTTGCAAGCGTTGCCGAATTTGCCGACTATGACGGCGGATCGTTCGACGCGAAGCACGTGCAGCGCGTGCGGGCGCGGCTGGAATGCGAGAAGGGCACAACGGCCGTGTTCCTTGTCAAGTTCGACGGCGGCGCGTGGGAAGAGGTCGACCGCTGCGGGGCGCAGGAGAAAGACGTTTTCACGCTCAACTGCCCGATTCGCCGCTGCGATCACTTCAAGCTCAAGATCAAAGCAGAGGGAGAATACCGGCTCTATGCGCTCGAATACGAATATGTGACGGGCGGGAGAAAGTGAGGGGAAGCAATGGCAGATTTTAAGCATAAAAACACCGACCTGAGCCTGATTACCGATCAGAACGACCTTGATCTCATCAGACAGTATACCGAAAACTACGACAGGGCGTACGCTGCGGGCGACAAGGCGGGGCAGCAGGCTGCGCACGACGCGGCAGAAAGGATCCGCTCGAAATACCAGTACAGCGGCGGCGTTGACGGCAGCGATTACATCAAGCTCGACAGCGGCGAAACGCTGCGGCAGCCGAGCGCGCCGAAAGCTGACACGAGCTGGCTCGACAAGCTGGGCGAGAGCAGCTACAACTACGATGCAGACGGCAAGATCAGCGCGGCGCTGGACGCGATGCTCAACCGCAAGCCGTTCTCTTACGATGCGGTAAGCGACCCGCTCTATCAGCAGTACCGCAAGCAGTATACGCGCGAGGCAGACCGCAGCGCAGAGGACGTGCTCGGCAAGGCGGCTGTGATGACCGGCGGCATGCCGTCCACGGCGGCGGTCACGGCAAGTCAGCAGGCGAGCGACTACCAGATGAGCCAGATGACCGACAAGATCCCCGAGCTGCAGCAGCTTGCCTACGGCATGTATATGGACGGCATCAACCTCGACCGGCAGAATCTCAACACGCTTATCGGCCTTGAGGACAACAACTACAGCCGCTGGCTCAGCAACCGAGACTATCTTTATCAGCTCGCGCGCGATCAGGTGGGCGATCAGCAGTACGCCGACAGCCTTGCCTATCAGAAGGAGCAGGACAAGCTCAAGTACGACTATCAGAAGGAACGCGACGCCATCGAGGACGCGCGCTACGACGCGGAATGGCAGTATAAATTGCAGCAGGCCGCACTGCAGGCGGCGAAAAAAGCAAGCGGCGGCAGCAGAAGCTCCGGCGGGTCGAGAGGCTATTCCGGCGGCACGATGGACTATGAAGGCCTGTTTGCTGCGGCGCAGGCGAGCGGAAACCCCAAGAGCTGGCTTGCACAGAAGGCGAACTACCAGAAGTACGGTTTTACATCGTCGAGCGGGCTCTATTCCGACTATGAAAACTGGCTGGAAAGTCAGAACGGTGGAAATGACGGGGGAGGGCTCAGCAGTAGCGCTTCAAGAATATTATCGAGCTTAGAGAAGATGAAGACGCAGACCGGTAGCAATACAGGCATTGCAAACACGATTGCGGTGTATGCAGATCAAGGCAAGTTGACGGATGCGGAGGCGCGATATCTGTTCAGCCACTTTGGCTATGACCCGGACGAATGGCTTGAATAAGCGGAGGTAAATTATGCCGATCAAAAAGGAAAAGCTGGATTCTATCAAGGGATATCGTGAGTATCAGAAAAAAAGTGGGGCGGCTGCTGCGGTCAGCAGCCCCGCTCCCTCTTCCTACGCACCCGCGCAAAAGCCTGCGAGAGTAAAGCAAGACAAGCGGGAGCAGATTTACACTTATTATCGGTCTGTTTCTACGCCAAAGATGACGGCACAGGAGAAGAAGGCAACGTCTCCGATGTTCCGCCAGCAGCCGACCGTGCAGCAGAATGTCGTGACGCCCAAGTGGCAAAGCCCCATCATGCAGGGGCTCAATAGCGGCGCTTTGCAGCAGCAAAACGCAAAGCCGTACCAGAGCAAGGAAGCCCTTGCGCAGCACGTGAGGGACGTGAAGCCGCAGACGGTCGCGCAGCGCGTCGGGAACGCGGCAAAGGGCGCAGTAAAGACCTACGGTTCGGGATTTGTCAACGCTGTGGGTATGAAGCAGGTAGGCGTTGGATTGCAACAGCGCGAGGAAGCCGAGAAAGAAATTGCGCTGTGGGATCAGGACATCAAGGCACAGCGCGCCGTGCTGGCAGACCCGAGCAGCACGGCATCTGAGCGCGACACGGCGCGCAACGTCATTACGGCGCTGGAAGCAAAAAAAGCCGCATACCTGCAGGCATACGGCGAGGGCGGTGAGGTGGAGCGCACGGCGGGCAACATCTACAAGGCCGCCGACCGTCTCGCCGACAGCGGCGCAAAGGACATCAGCAAGGCAAAGCGCGATCTTGGCGGCGCGGGGCGGCTTGCAGTCGACGTCGGCGTTGCGGGCGCGCAGATGGGCATGGACGCGGCTCTTGGCCTTCTGACGGGCGGCAGCGCACTCCCTGCGATGTTTGTCCGCAGCACGGGCGGAAGCGCGCAGGAAGCGCGCAGACAGGGCGCAACGCACGAGCAGCAGGTCAACTATGGCTTTGCGAGCGGCGCGCTGAGCGTGGCGACCGAGAAGATCGGCAACGCGGCGGGGCCGTTCCGCAAGATGTTCGGCAAGGGCTTCCTTGATGATGTCATTGAACGCACGATGGGCAACCTCACGAAAAGCGCTGCAGGAAAGCTCGTGCTCTCGTTCCTTGAAGAGGGCGGCGAGGAAGTGCTTGAGGATCTTGTTCAGCCCGCGCTGCAAATGATCTACAACGGCAAGACGCTCGGCGGGAGCTACAGCGAGCTGGAAGCGGCGGAAGTGCTGAATGACTTCCTTGTCGGCGGCATTCTCGGCGGGCTTGGCGGCGGCGTGGAAGCGCTCACAAACCGCGGCTATTACGACAGCCGCACGGAGCTGCCGCAGGGGCCGCGCAGCAGCGATGCAGATGTTGTGAACGGCATTTCCGACCGGCTGTTTGCCCGCTACAACGATATGATCGGCGAGAACGGGCGCAAGGCGATGCGCGGCTCGTACCAGGAGGGCAAGGACACGGCGCAGCACGTCGCGGACTTCCTGCCCGCCTACAACGCGGGCGTAGAGGGCAAGGCGAACCCGAACCCGACGAATGAGACGGCCTATGCAGGCTATGTCGCAGGGCAGAACGACGCGAAGGCGGCAGCGGGAACGGGCGAGCACATTGACAGCCGCACGAAGGAAAACGTATCGGGCAGAAACGTGAACGCTTTCCAGTTCGACCACCCAGAGCTGCACAGTTATTACAGCGCGGCAGCAGAGCAGATCGCCGGTATCGCAGATATAAGCCTTTCGCGCGGGCAGCAGAAGGGCGCGCGGCAGCGGACGGCAAACGGATACCAGAGAAACAATCAGATATTCGAGACACCTGCCATGCGCAAGGCGATGGACGAGGGCCTGACGCGCACGCAAATCATTGATGCCGCGCAGCGCATTATCAACAATAATGGGCAGGAGAACGTCAAAGCGGCAAAAACACTCGAGATCGTGCTTGACGACATGCTAACGAATGGGTACACTGCTGCTGATGGAACGGCGGTCGCCCCAAACACGGATTATATTGCAGCAAAGCAGCAGATCGCAGGCGCAGAGGCGCAGGCGACCGGCTTTGACAAGTATGTAACTGACAACCGCCTTGCCCTCGAGACAGGAGAGGTGACAATGGACGAGTTGCGCGCAGAATACGCGCAGCAGGAAGGAGTCGAACATGGAGAAGCAGTACATTTACGCGACGGCAGCGAACGGGATAACGGTGCGAATCCCCGCGGAGAAGTACGAGGCGTGGAAGAAAGCACAGGACGAGATCAGAGCCGGAAGAAAGGGAGACACTTCGCAGACAGCGAAGCAGCTGCGCTCGATTATGGAGAAAAAGTAAGCACTGCGAGCTTCGGCATCGGCAGAGGCGCGGTCAATGACAGCGTCTATCTTGTGAAGAACGAGACGGAGGAAATGCGCAAGGCGAAGGACCTCGCCAAAGAGCGCGGCCTGCGCGTGACGTTTTTTGCCGGAAATAATCTGACGTTCCGCAGCAAGAACGGGAAAACGTTCCAGGCGCGCGGCTACGTTTCGGGCGACCGCGTGTTTATCCGTGCAGACCATCCGGAATTTACGTCGTACCAGATCATGCGGCATGAGGCCGGACATGATATGATCGCAAAGGGCGAAGTTGATCTGGACGAGGTACGCACGCGCATCGATAAGACCTTTACCAGCGGAGAAGTTGGATTCCTCTGTACGGCATACGCAGACGCTTATGCCGGCACCGAAATGACGGCGCAGGAGATTTGGGAAGAGATGGTTTGCGACAGCCTCGGCGATATGAACATTTTCGCCGACAGCGAGATCAGCGATGCGGCAGCATTCCTTCTTGCACATATCAAGGTGGAGAGTGAAACCGTTGCGCGTGAAAACTCGCGCGCACCGCCAAGCGGAACGGGCCCGGTACGCGAAAAATTCAGCTATGCAGGCGAGAAAGCGAAGAATGCAGACAAAGCAGCGCTTAATACGGCGAAAGAGATGGAGAAAAACGGGGCTGATGCTGAGACGATCCGGCAGAAAACGGGCTGGTTCCGCGGCGCCGACGGAAAATGGAGATGGGAAACCGACGACAGCGGCATGAAGCTGCGCTTTGAATCTGGGTTATATGACTACGACACGGAGCTGCGGGAGAAAACCCATGCATGGGATAGGCTGACCAACCGCGAGCTGACGGACGAACAGAGGAGAGACCTTGCGGACTACCAGAGAAGCACGGAGCGCGGAGAGGCCGACGAGGCGCTATACGAGAAGCTGACCGGAGAGTTTGGCGACGATTTTGAGAAGTGGGCGCTAACATTGGAAACAATGAAAGAGGCTGCAAAGTCCATCCCCAACTACACCACGCTGGGCGAGCTGGTGGACGCGCCGGCGCTGTTCGCCACCTATCCGGACATGAGAGATATGGATGTAATGTTCCAGACGCTTGAGCGCGGGCAGAACGGCGGGTATAACCGCAGGTTCGACAGTATTGAACTGAGCCGCGACCTGAAAAACAGACCGGAGGCGTTGCTGAATTCCCTCACTCATGAGGTACAGCACGCCATTCAGCAAAGAGAGGGCTTCACACCCGGGGCAAATCTGAAATACTGGAACAGAAAACTCGAGGAGGGATATGACGGCAGGGACGCCGAAACCAGACGCGAAGGCGCGCGGCTGCGCGAGCAGTATGAGCAGATGAAGGCAAACGATCCCGAGTTTATGCGCAGCATGGAAGAACTGAACGCCATGGCGCCGACGGTGCCGCGCGGGAAAGTCGACATGGAAACATGGGAGCAGATCGAGCCGGATCCGCCGGAATGGGTGCGCTTCGACGAAAGACGCGACCAGCTGGAAGAAAAATACGGCGACCGCGTGTGGGATTATTTCAGCCTGCGCGACAGCATTGACAGAAACGCGAGGGACAGCAGACTGCCGGGAGATCTCTACCGCGACACGGCGGGAGAGATCGAGGCGCGGGACGCTGCGGCGCGGCGCGGCCTGACGGCGGAGGAACGCAGAGGGCGCAAGCCGGACACCGGCGACGAGAACACGGTGTTTTCGGACAGCGGGGAGAGCTATGAGCTTGTCGGAAAGAACAAGGACGGAATCGAGGTCTACGAGACCGGCGAGGACATTAAGAAGATGTCCTACAAGGAGCGCATGGAAGCCTTTATGGACATCATGCGCAACGAGTACGCGGGGCGCACGGCCAAATTCAGCGACGGCAACAACACCTATTATGCGAAGTTTGACGAAGCAGACCTTCGCAAGAACGTATACGGCGATAAAAAATCCTCTCAAAAGGGCTGGAAAGCGAAAATCAATACCGGCGCGGATGGCAGCATCTTCGATCTTGTAGAAAACGCGACCTACAACGGAGGTAAAACCGAGCAGGGAAAGAAATCGCAGGCGCATCAAAACCTAACCGGCTGGGAGTATTTCGTCAAGACCGTGCAGATCGACGGACAGGTGTATGACCTGCTGGCGAATGTAAGAAAAAAGCCGGACGGAGAGTTTGTCTACTCCATCCAGCTTAATGAAAATAAAAATAAAGCATCGGCACCGCCCCTTCAGTACCAAAACGGTACAGCTAAAGCGAATAATCGCCCTGTTGGGGTGTCCACCAATGCTTCGAATGGTAGTGTACCCCAAAATGGCGGGAATGTCAACGGCGTGAATGGCGCGCAATTCTCCCGCGAGATCCCTGAGGCAAACTACGAAGCGCTGAAAGAGAAGTACGGATATATCCCGGCGGGCGAGCGTGCATACCGCGAAGTGCAGGTACCGAAGAAGACGGCGGATGACAAATACGTCAGCCGCACGATCCGCACGGTGCTGGAAGCAAAGGCCACGCCGGACGAAATGATACCGACGTTGGAGCGAATGGTGGCAAAAGGAGAGTTCTCCTACGACCGCTATACGGACAAGCAGGCCATTAGTGACGCAGAAAGCCGCATCAAAACCGAAGGCTGGCAAAAGACCCTGAACAAGTGGAAAAGTTCCACCAAAGAGGGAATTAGCAAGGAAAACACGGCGATTGGCTGGGCGCTCTACAACAATGCAGCAAACAGCGGTGATGTGGAGACAGCTATCGATGTGCTCGACACCATCGTAAAGCGCCAGAGAAATGCGGCACAGGCGTTGCAGGCAACGCGGCTGCTCAAGCAGCAGGACCCCAGTACGCAGCTTTATGCGGCGCAGCGCAGCGTGGAGAACTTGACAGAAGATCTCAAAAAG